TGACGACCGCGTTCTGCAGCATGACATCCCGGAATTTCTTCGCAATTCGCGTCTCTTTCAGCGCGGAGACCATAGCAGCAACACCGCGCGTCTGGTCGGGACGGAAGCGCTCGAAAATGTGGATGACCTGCTGCCGACCCCACGGCTTCCGCACAGGCACATACTTCCACTGGTACGCCTTCATATTGACGTACATGTCCGATGGGTGCGAGCGGCGGATGTAGTAACCGAGCGGGGCACCGTGAAGGTCACGGTGGATGCCCCCTCTAACCCGATCACTTTCCATGACCGACGGAGGGTTGGAGAGTCGATCCGTATCGATAAGCTGGATCGCCGTCTTGTAGGGGCGACGCGGATCGTTAATCCATTCCGAGACAGCCAAAACCTCGCCCGCAATCATCTCGAGGCCGACAGCGAGGCGGATAAGCCCAGTGAAATTGGTCTGCCCGGAGGCATCAGGCCAGTTCGACACGCTCTCGGCCCAGAGCGTGAATTTCGCCTCAACCTCCTGCTGGAACTCCTCAGCCCAAACCTCATCTAAACCGAGAGCCTTGTGATTAGGCTTCGAGTTTAGCATGTACATAGAGCCGACGATGTTGTCCTTTCGGATCTCAGAGCCCGAGCGAACATACGCATCGTTTCGGACCAGGTCTCGGCTGCGAGCGTCGAGGATCTCCTTCTCGGGCAGGATGTCGGAGTCGGCCGAGCCCATTGACGGCGACCACAGCGCAAGCTCTCTGTCGATCTGGCTCGCGCTCTCGTAGGCACCACCAGTCATCGCAACTGGGTTGCCCGCGACGGTCGGGAGAACAGCCTTGGTATCGACCGTCGCGGGCCATCCTTGGTCGTTCAGACCAAGGAAGTCAAGCATCTCTGGATCGTTCGCAAGGCGGCTCATCAGAAGAAGAACCTCAGAGGACCGCTTGTAGAAACGTCGCCCCCGACGCACTTCGCAAGCTCATCCTCGAGCTGCTGAATATAGAGGGCTAACTGATTTCGATTGCTCGCCTGATACTCGACGCGCTCTCCGTTCTGATCGACCAAGACGCGCACCGCCCGCCCTGTCATAAGATCATGGTAGGCGTCCTTTGCTTCATCCAATCTCTGTTTGATAGGATGGCATGCGATAGGAATCATGGCAGGCAACCCTCTCCGACATGGAGCATTAACACGTTACAAGCGGACTGACAATTTAAAGGTGACATTAACACAAAGCTTCACCGAGGGAAGACAGGTCGATGTCCACCTCCCTCTTCTGCTCAAACGGTCGCCCGTCTGTCTCTGGGTAAAACACGAGATCGTTATCGTCCCACTCTCGCGCCCACGAGGGCGGGTTAGACCAGTCAATGTCTTCGATGTTCACATGTCGGGACAGGCAGAGGGCCACGCAATAGCACAACAGGTCCCATGCCTCGTTTCTGACCCTGCGCTTGTTCTCCCAACCCTTCGGTCCCTTAACCTCGGCCGTCAGCTCGGCATACCACGAGCGGGGCAGCCAATCGGGAAACGTCACCATACCCCCGTGTGGAATGGTTCTCCCGAGCATGCCGTGTACTCGATCCTTGATCTGGTTGGTGTTGATCTCGAGGACTGGGATCTCACCTCTCGCTCCCGCGTGTCGATCCCGTCGCTCGGAGTCTGGATAGGCAATCTTGACACGAGGGGCATGTTGGCCCGCACCCTTGATGAGCTGAAACCGACGGTGATGCCCGCCGTGGTGCTCGTCGCGCAGCCAGCGCCAGAAGTTATAGGCATTTGTAGTGACGCCCTCCCGGCCATAGGCGTCACAACCGACGACCTTGATTGCCATGTGTCGTCCACTTCCGTCAGCCAGGGGATATGACCGCTCGATGACCGCCTCAACGAGGAGTAACCAGTCCTCCAAGTATGCAGCAGGGTCAACGCGCTGACGCTGTCCAGGCGCCTCCCCGTCCTCTCGAACGGAGTAGCGGATGGCAAAGCGGTCAATGATTGTCACGTCTCCGCCAATGCCGATACCATGAACCTGGACCTCAAAGCGGTCTTTCTGCACGTCAATGCACGCGACCAGGAACAGAACTCCTGGAGGTACAACTCTCACCCCGAGGGGCTTTGCTCTCTGATGATACTCTTCCGGGGTCCTGTCGCCTGCCAGAGTTGGCGGTAGAAAGGGATGCCCCTGATCCGTGTTGATCGTCGCCTTCAACGCCCCGAAATCGCCAGTGGTCTCGAACTCCTCAAGGGCCTTGAGGTACTTGAGCACAAGCGTCTTCCAATCCGTGAAGACCGCCGCCACGCCCTTGAGCCAGAATGATGCGATGTCTGACTGACGCCCAACCCCCTCGACCGTCCCGTCTGGCAACCAGACCTGACCCTCTTTGAGCCATCTCCCATAGTAATCGAGTTCTCTCTTGCCTGGTTGCCCCGGACCTGGATCGTGCGTGTGCGAGTAACCGCAAAACGGACAGTCCAAGGTCGCCATCTCAGCGGCCTCGATATGATCCTTGGAGTCCGGGTAGGAGAGATGCTTGAAGTCGGCCTCGAAGGGCATCTTACAAGAGGCGCACCGCCAGTATCGACGACGTCGATCACCTCGGTTGTAGAGTGCCAGAATGCCTTTGGTTGGTGGAGCCTCATGCGGCGTTGCCGGTTGCCAATCCGATCTCTCGATCTCCCACCCCGGTGAAGACTCAGCAACAGTCATGCCGTGACGACCGAAGGTCTGGGTGCGCTTCCGCCCAAGGTCGAACGGCGTACCCTCCTTGTCGATATCAAGCGGCATGCGGTCATAGTCATTCAACCACACGCGCGGCACAGTCTTCCCTGACAGCTCGGTGATCGTCGGCCACTTCACCAAAAGGCGCATGCCAGAGAGAAAACGCACGTCGTGGACGTTCATGTTCTGACGCCCAGGCACGACGCGCTTGCCCAGCTCCTCAGAGTAGCGGAACGCCCTACGCAGATCCCCAAGGGACCAATCGCGAGCCGTTCCCTGGGTCATGTGGACCATCATCATGTCGGCCGGGTCGCAAATGGCCGTGTAAGTAAGCCAATTGAAAAAGAGGTCCGATTTGCCGCACCTAGCCGGTCCAACGAACACGACCGCCGTATGGTCAAGGGATGTGAGCACATCCATCGGCTCGACTAGATATGGCGCAATCGTGTTGTCCCACTGTCCAACATAAGATCCGGGGTTATATAGGTAGCGGTATCGCTCCGCCGCCTCCGACACGGTCAACCTCTCCGGTGGGCGCACGGCCTCCGCAGCCTTGAGAAGGATGTCCTCCAGGCGCTCGAACTTCATCAGATGATGTCCTCGTCGTCGTGCTCCAAGTCATCTTCCCTTTCCTCCGCCTCGTCTTCGCCGAGGCGGTTCGGTGTATCGCCACTCTCCGCAACCCGGACGATGTGCTTGTAAACATCATCCTGCAGCCGGTGAACGATGCGCGTAACCTTGATCAATTGCTTGTTGTCGAGGCCCAAGGCACGGTCGATGGTGTCGGGTAAAATCTGCAGCTTGGTTCGTATGTCCTGCAACACATCCGAGAAGAGAACGATCACCCTGTCAGACGACCAAAGCTTTCCTGCTCGCTCCTCATAACGGAGCTGCTTGAGTTTGGCATTCCAGTAGCTCTCCCTCAGCTTTTCGGGGAGCTGATCTGGCTTGAGGCGCTCCAGGTACTCCGTGACATCAAAATTTGGCTCGACCAAATAGGACGCAGCCTCGGCAAGATCGTACAGCGGGGCTCCGTGACGATCTTGTCCGACTGGCCGCAACTTCCTAATGGCCTTCTCCACCTTGTAACGGGATAGGCGGAACACCTTGGATAGGAAAGTTACTGACACCCCCGTCCCCGGATTCTTCCGCAAGCTACGCAAGGCAGAATCCAGATCTTGGGCGGACAGGCCCTCATCAAACGATGTCGTCGACATGACGCGCTCGCTTGACCTTGTCTGCCCACCGACGCACCTCCGAGTAAGGCCATAACGACGATGACCCTACCTTACAGGGCGGGGGGAACTCGTTCTTTTCAACCATGCGGTACAGCGTCGAACGGCCGACCGGCACGAGCTGCAGGACCTGCTCCAATCGCAGAAACCCCAACTCCTCTCTGTGCGTCTCATTCAATACCATGGGCTCCCAGTGAGTCCGGTTACGTCTCACTGCGGAGTGTCATAGCACGTTTATCGTGACAATCAACCTCCCCGCCTGAGACGCTCGATCAGTTCA